TATGCAGAAGTAAAATGGTTTTTCCCCAAACTGAAACACGGTAATATACTTGTTGTGCCCGTTGAGGATACTCCTTTTCCGAACTGTGTGCTATTTGTTAAAGAAACAAACAAGTTACCCGATGTAATTGATATTGGATCACTCTTTGAATAACGAATTTAAATCGAGCAGGGTAGGTGATTGGCTATCTTGGATAGGACAACCCATGTTATACGACGCCGGATTATGCGTTAATCGTACACCCGAAGAACACGCAGAAAGTCTTTTACATCCGGAAGGTAGATTAGTAATATGAGCAACGAAATAGGCGATTGGCTATCTGGGTTTTTTGAAATGAATCCGGATGCAGTCGAAATAGTCGAGGAAAAGCCGAAAAAGAAAGCAAGTACCCTTACGCTCGACATGGAATTACCTGCAATGGATTTCTGTAATAAGCATTTCTACAGAGATCTTTCTGCCGAGCATAAAAAAGAAATCGGTATCTGGTTACTAATGCGATTTATGAGTTCGTCGCAAGGCGATGCAGAACATCATATAATGTTGGTGAACGACATAGTAAATAAGAATTTTAATGCATTATCCAAGCACCCGGAGTTGCAATGGATGTTGCTTTCACTATGTGGCACAGGCAAAAAACAATATCACCCCTGGATTCCGCCACCTAAAGGAATCAAGAAGAATAAAATCGAATCTGCAATTATGGACATATATCCTTTACTAAAAGATTCGGACCTGGAGTTACTACTTCAGCTCAACACCCGAGAAGAATTAGAGCAGCTCTTTAAGGACAACGGCCTCGATGACAAAACCATTAAAGAAATATTCAAGGGCGACACTAAAGGCAAGTGAGTAATTTGTTTAATTCCCGTCCGGTAAGATTTAGATCTTGGCATGCTTCGTGTTTGGTGGAGTAGTTTTTTCCGTTTATTTGAACAGACTTTGCATTAGGATTTAATGAACCAGTTTTGGATAGTCTATATTTTTCTTTAGAATCATTATTCCTAACTTTACCGATAAGAGACTGTTGACGTTTTTTAATATGATCTATGGATTGCTTTTTGCCACAACGTTCGGCTGACATTCTTGCCCTTACTTCGTCAGTTCGTTTCTGACCTATTATTTTAGATATTCTTTTTTCGATATGTTCTTTATTCTGCGGTCCAGTACCTTTTCCGGTCCTTGATTTAGAAATTTTTTCGCAGGTCTCGATACTTCTTTTTTGTCCTGTATTGCGTAAAGAAAGATTTTGCATAGCTTCTTTTCGAATGTTTTCGTAGTGTTTGCTATTTGATATATATCGATTTTTTCCGTAATGCATCCTGTTGAATGCATATAACATTTTAATTCTCTCTTTACCGGTTGTGAATTTGGTAAGTAGAAGATGACAGATAAAATGTTCTCTGTGCGTGAGGTTAACAATATTAGTTGGGGAATTATCTCCACCTAGAGATTTAGGAATGATATGATGTTTTTCTATACTGATTTGCGAATTTCTTGACTTAGCAACACCAATGATATTAAAATACCATAACGAATATTTATTACTATGAAACATAAATGTATTTACCAAAAATGACGCATTCTCGGGACTATCAGTGTAAGTTTTGCGGAACAAAGTTTCATAGAGAGAGTACACTTTCCACTCATATGTGTGTTAAGAAGCAACGACACATGGATATAAATACAGCAGGATCGAGATTTGGGTTTTTAACATTTCGTCGATTTTACGAGCTGACAGTTCGCTCTAAGAATCCCAAGACTACTGAAGAGTTTATTAATAGTCCGTATTATATCGATTTTGCAAAATTTGGAAATCATCTGGCTAACTTAAAACCAATTTATGTAGAGAAATACATTGATTTTGTTATTATGGGCGGAGTTCCGTTAAAAGACTGGACAAAAGATAGCGTCTATTACATTTACATCGAAGATCTAATTAAGAAAGAACCGCCAGTTAGTGCTGTAGAAAGGACTATTAGCGAAATTGTAGAGTGGTGTAAAGTTAATAATAGCATATTTAAAAATTTCTTCTTTGATATATCTGCTAACGAGTGTGCGCATCTTATTAGAACTGGGCGCATTAGTCCATGGGTTTTGTACCTGGCACCATCGGCGGGAGAGTTAATGGCAAAGTTCAACGATGATCATGCAAAAATTATAGGTGGGGTAATCGAGCCGAGTTTCTGGATGAAGAAATTCAAGAAATCCGGTGACGACGTCGACTATATCAAGACTGTACTGGAACAATCGGGATTATGATTGATCTTGTATTACCGCTCGACTTAATACACTGGGAGATTTCTGAATCCGAATTCGCAGAGTGGGTCACAACTAATAATATAGAATCCTATGCGGTTAAGGCATACATTGGTCGTAATTTATATTATTTTAGAACCGAGGAGGATTATACCGCATTTACTCTGACGTTTACAAGAAAAGATAGTGTTGACTCTGGAATTTATTATGCACCCTATATGCCCGTAGTATGAAATGAATAAACATAATTCTTTATCCACTCATCTCCCGACCACATTTAAAATTGCCACAGATCAGCAGCGTTACGAGATCGGCAAATGGTTAACAGATAATAACATGTTTGATAGAATATCGTACGAGTGGATCTCAGGTCATATAACTTTCGGTGATGAGGATGATGCTAATGCGTTTTACTTAAAGTTTGGTTTACAGCGCATCGAAACAACAGTAGAGAGGATGATAAAACTTGAAGAAGATTAATACAGACGTTGATATCGACTGTTTCGGTCGAGATAAGATACTCGATGGCATTGAGTGCATATTCGGACGCATTGATCGACCTAACAATAAGGCCGAGAAACATCCCACGGGTGTTTATTTTCAGAATATACCGAGAGATCCGACAACTAATGTATCAACACTAGATCACCGAATTGCTAAAGATTATGGGTATTTTAAGATTGATGTTCTGAATGTAAATTTATATGAGGATGTTCGAAATGAGGAGCATTTGTTAGAACTAATCAACAGAGAACCGCCGTGGGACTTTTTTGAATATCCCGAAATAACCGATCAATTATTTCACGTAAAGGGGTATAGTGATTTACTTATAAAATATAAACCTAAGTCAATTGAGGATATTGCAATGATACTTGCAATAATTAGGCCAGGAAAGTCGTATCTGCGCGGCGCAGATTGGGATACAATTAAGAAAGAAGTGTGGATTAAAGATGCCGGTGCCGATGACAAATATTTCTTTAAAAGATGCCATTCTATAAGTTATGCAATAGCCATAGTTGTTAATTTGAATTTACTGGTCGAGAAGATGACCAAAGAGTGACATTTTAGAGGTAGGGAGATAACGAGGTATTATCTCGTTATTTGGTGTTTAAGGCTTAACTCTCTCTTCTTATTAGCTGAATCTGTCTTTTCTTAATCCGCTTCTTCATAATGTTGTTAAGGCTGGTAACAGATCCAAACATTATTTCTACGTCCTTATTTACAATAGTTCTCATGCAATACTTAAATGGTTGCATCTGACCTTGTAAGAAAATATTGATAGGTAAAAGCCTATTGCTCTCCCACCACCATATTTCCCCTTGCTCGAGAAAAACAATTTTCTCCTCAGCAGTTCGGATAGATTCGTAATCGTAGAAGCTTATAATTTTATCATCAGAGTTCTGAATGATGCCAATATATTCAGTAGATTGGCATCGTATACCGCTGAGAAAGGGGAATTTTTCTTTGATTTCTTCAAAATTTATCATACGACTTATTTATGCACTTTAGATATTAATGAAATATTTTTTGGTGTTGATTGTGATAAATATAGAACATATGCACAAATGTACGAAAAAGGGGGCCTAATGTGGATGTCACATTTCATAAAATGTATTTATACGATCATGTCCGGCAGTTATTGGCAGTCGGCGACACCTTCTGTTCATGCAAGGATAACGGACCAATGAATAAAAATCCAATTACGGCCCACAAGGGGATCGATAACAAGGTAATTTTTAGAGTTCTTGGCCCAGATAGAGTTCCCGTTGATATTGCCTGCAACCAGCAGGTTTATGCAAGAATTATCGACCCGACCAACCGCACAGTTGCTCTTGAGAAGCTATGCAGGCTTGGCCCGGCAAAAGGTATAGTAACGTTAGAATTAGATAGTGGCGACATAACAGATATACACGCCGGCCTATACGAGATGGTTCTAATTAGGACAGAAGAATTTGTGGTAAACATACCCGGATATTATGTTGAGAAGCCATTATATAGTGATTTTGATGATAATGTATCAATGCAAATTGTAATAACCGAGCAGGCTTTAAAATCGCCAGTACCCAGCATCACATACCTGCCCGAAGATTGGACACCCGATATTCTTGCACCCACGACCGGCGCGCCGCGTCCTTGTTTTTACACGGGCAGAATTCCCGGAGGCAGAGTCCTTAATCATAAAGAATCTGTTCAATCGTTTTCGACCTATACTGAAAACTTCACTGGTATACTTGAAATTTGGGGAACATTAGAGGAGACTCCCGACCCGTACTTAAATGACACACGATGGTTTAAAATATACCCATCTACCCTTTCGCAGGACATTGAATTTACTCGGTATACAGGAACGCAAGCGTGGACTTTTGCCGCAAATTTTATGTGGTTGAAGTTTAGATATTTCCCGAGTACTGAAATTCTTGACCCGGGTATCTTTAAGAAACTAATTGTCAGGACATAATGCAATCGCCCCGGGGGTGAAATCGTTTAAGTTTGATTTTCTATAAAATTTCTGTTATAATGTCAAAATGATTATCGACGTTATTAAAGATGCCATCCTGCAAAATATTGGTCCGCTTAAAAAGGCACCGAAAGGCTGGCATAAAAGATGCTGCCCACTGTGTCATACGCAAGGGCACGGTAAAGATACACGAAATCGCTTCGGAATTCAATTTAATCAAGGAAATATAAAAGTTCATTGCTTTAACTGTTCCTTTCATGCAGGATACACCGAGGGGCAGGATTTATCTAGATCTTTTAAGTTTCTGTTAACTAACCTCTCCATAGATGAGAAGTTTATCAAACAAATAGAGTTTGAGATTTTTAAACAACGAAATCGTTTGCAAGGAATTCGAGACGGTAGTGTTATAGATGAAGATCCCGAGAAAAAATTTAAATCGTTGTTCCAAAAATGGAAACCGGTGGATCTTCCCGTAGATTCATTCCCCGTAACTCAGTGGTTAGAGAACGGATTAACCGATGCCAATTTTTTAAATGTTGTAAATTATGCAATTGAACGTAAAATATTTGATTTAGATAAGTTTTATTGGTCTCCATCTACAGAATTCAATTTAAATCAGAGATTAATTATACCGTACATCTATAAGGGAAAAATTGTAGGGTTTACAGCCAGGTTAGACCGCGATTTACCGGATAAATCTATACCAAAATATTATCAACAATGTCCGACAGATTTTGTCTATAATCTCGATCAACAGCAGGGATGGTCGCGTAAATACGTAATAGTTACTGAGGGTGTATTAGACGCATGGGTAACTTCAGGCGTAAGCATTCTTGGGGAAATAGGTCAATCACAAGTAGATGTCATTAATCGTTTACAGAAACAGGTAATTGTGTGTCCCGATAAGGATAAGAAGGGATGGGATTTAGTCGAAGTCGCAATTAAAAATAATTGGGCAGTTTCATTTCCTAAATGGGATAAAGATATCAAAGACGCGGCAAAGGCGGCAGAAAAATATGGTAGATTATTGACCACATACTCGATAATCTCGTCAGCAGTATACGGAAGTGATAAGATACAGCTGAAATGGCAAATAGAACAAAATGCTCGTAATAGGAAGCAATAACGGATTCTATGTAGGGATACATAGGCATAAAAGATGACAGAAAACGCCAGCGAAATTACTGATTATAGTACAGAAATAGAGGATCTGTTCATCAGCTTTATGATGAGCAATAAAGACCTGTTTGTCCGATGCAAGGGTATTATAAAGGCTAATTATTTCGATAATAAGCAAAATAGAGATACGGTTGCTTTCATTGAGGGATATAGTAGAGATTTCTCAACCATACCGTCTTTGGACGAAATTAAGGCAGTAACTAAGAAAGATATAAGCATCATGGAGACTGAGGCAGCAGTACATGATAAATGGTTTCTTAGGGAATTTGAGAAGTTCTGCCAACATAAGGCATTGCGTGACGAAATTTTAGCATCACCGCAGAAATTGGACGAAGGCAGGTACGGAGAAGTTCTTGCCGGCATTAAGGCCGCCGTGGAAATTGCATTGGTAAAGGATCTGGGCCTGGATTACTATGCCGATCCAAAAGCCAGACTCGAGGCATTAAAGGAAAACAAGGGATTAATATCTACAGGATGGAAAACTGTCGATGAAAAACTCTTTGGCGGTCTTAATAAAGGCGAAATTACAATTTTTGCAGGCCAATCGGGTGCTGGCAAATCATTATTTCTGCAGAATTTAGCAGTCAATTGGGCTATGGCCGGACTTAATGTAGTATACCTATCGTTAGAACTTAGCGAAAAACTTTGTGCGATGCGAATAGATGCAATGCACACAAATTACGAAACACGAGAGGTTATGCGTAATATAGACGATGTCCACATGAAAATACGTGCATCTCAACAGAAAAGTAAAGGATCTTTACGCATTAAGCAAATGCCAAACGGATGCACAACTAATGACATCCGGGCATACATTAAAGAATACGAAATATTTTCTGGCAGAAAGGTAGATGCTATTTTAGTCGATTATCTGGATCTTATGTCGCCGATGAGCACGAAGATTTCCGCAGAAAATTTATTTGTTAAGGACAAGTATGTAGCCGAAGAGCTGAGAAATCTAGCAGTGGAACTAGATATGGTTACTGTGTCTGCTTCTCAGTTGAATAGAGGCTCGTACGAAGAGGTTGAATTTGATCCAAGCCATATTGCGGGCGGTATTTCTAAGGTAAACACAGCTGATAACGTAATAGGTATTTTTACCAGCGCAGCAATGAAGGAGAGTGGCAGGTATCAAATCCAGTTTATGAAAACTCGTTCAAGTTCCGGAGTCGGTTCTCGCGTTGATTTAGCATTCAATAATAAGAGTTTGCGAATATATGATCTTGATGAAGGCGATGATGATGCAATTGCAGCAACGTCGAAGGGAATTTATGAATCTCTTAAGAAGAAGAGTGTAATACGCCAGGGCGAGAAACTCGAACCATCAACTGGGGAGATTACTAGGTTTACACAGAATGATTCTAAGGTAGATACGCTCGAAGGCGCCGCAGGTATTAGGGCATTTTTGAAGAGTCGCTCTTAAAGAAGTTCGAAAATATCGGTTATGCTGATAAATAGTTAAACGCACTGGAGTCGATAAATTGTCTATAAACCGAAGAAGCAGATCTATACTTGAAGAAATAAGCGCCTACATTCCTCAAAAAAGTAAGGAAGAGCTTATTGAAGCACGAGCACAGCATATAATAGTTTCAGCTATTAATTTACTCGAATCTATCGACGACTCATTTTCGCCTGAGGCAGCCGAGGCATTAAAGAAGCGATTTGTTTCGAGTATACGCGGGGCAGATCCGAGCCGATTCACGCGAATGGTAAACAGAATTAAGACAGGCCACGGTGGGGAAGAATTAACCGATGACAATTAATTCAAAAACACTCACTAAGGGGTGGATTGAGTTCCTGAAGAACAACCAAATGGTTGAATTGCAGTCTGACCCAAAGACGGGCAATCTTAAATATCGAAAAAAAGTAACGGTAACCGATCTTATGCGGTATCTAGAGAATACCACGGATTTTGACGAAAAAACAATTAGAAGAGCAATAACGGCCGCCCTTGGCGCTGAACCTTCCCCCGAACCCACCGCCGGCAAATTATCAACAGACAAATCCCGCCAAAATCAATTAAGTGCTCCGGCCCCGAAACAATTAAGTGCTCCGGTACAGAGAAAAGATGACGGAGTCACTGATGTAGAATACAGAGATATAAACGAAGATATTGTTGATAATCCGGGTTATGTATTAGATGAACCGACGGTAGAAGAAGTGTTTAGGATTTTGGCAAAGCCTGCGCCTAAAGCCGTTGCCGTTCCGCCAGAAGAACCCGTTGATCAGAAAGCAATAGACGAGAAACGATTTGCCGATTTGAATAAAATAAAGAGATTAATTCGAGATACCATGTCAGAACCTCAACGAAAGATGTTGTGGAGGGCTTTAACTGATGCGTAATATAAACGAGGCACAAATTAACAATGCCGATGTTAAGGCACTATTTAGGGATGCCGTATCGGTGCGAAATACACCCACGGGGCTCGGGAAGATATCGAGTCGTTTCAGGAAAGAAAAGATAGACATTGCTGATTTGCAGCAGGCATGGAAAGACGACGGATTTTCCGATGATGTGGCAGACATTGAGCGTATATTAAAGGATCATGGGTTCAGTACAAAAGAAGTCAAGAAAGTTTTTGCAAATGTTCTCGGTAGCAGCAACGGTGGCGACGACGCCGATACTCCGGTAGCAAGTGCAACAATACAGAAAATTGCAAATTATGCTAAGACAGCTGGTATAGATAAAGAAATTATCGAGTTTATGCGCAGGGAATATAATTTCAATGAATCAACGTTCTATTCCGGCAAGGCAGTGATAGAGGATGTAAGGAAAATCTTTTCAGAAATTGTACACGAGGAGAGGTCCAATCGAGCTGATCTTATAAAAAAGTATAACATGGATAACCTCGGTCGAAATAAAAAATAACTAATTAGGTAACACTTGACATGAGACTAGACGAGATTGTAAAATTAAATGATGTACTAAAGGCAGACCAGTATATGAAAATATTAGGTATGATTAGCACCAATGCCGGTAACGATATCAATATTACAAGAATTAAGAATCGAGTCATTCAGTCTTGGAAAAAGGGTATGAAGCATCGTAAACATTACGATGACCTCTTATCAGAAATTAATCTAAATTTAACTGATCTAATTAAATAATGAAACTTAAATATAAAACACTGCCTGTAAGCGAGGGCGGTGCAGCTTTGCCTGACTGCGGAACAATACACAATACTGAGATTGAACCAACGCTCGATAAATTGAGCGAAGAGCTAGAGTTCCCCTTTCATCTCAATGATTACATCATAGGATCAACCGGTAAAGGGGAATATTCCGGCGACATCGATGTGGTATTAGATGACAGGTGGTGGGGCTATGGTCCCTTTTCTCTTAAGGAAAATTTGATAGAACTCTACGGTGAGAAAAATGTAGCACAAAATGGTTCTATGATTCATCTAAAATATCCTATTGTTGGATACAATGCTGCACTGAATAAGCGAAAGCCACGAACAGGATTTGTACAGATTGATTTCAAATTCGGAAATTATGAATGGTTAAAATTCTTTCATCAGAGTCCCGGCGACGATTCCGAGTATAAAGGTGCTCACAGAAATTTAATGATTTTTGCAATTTGCTCAGCGGCAAACATTATTCCTTCACGGGAGATTGATGCACTTTGCCGACCTGTTAGCGTTGTCAGATACACATTTACTGAAACAGGGTTGTTTAAGGTAAGAAGAAGTAGTAAGAAAGATTCTCGCTCCGGGCAATGGATGAGAAACCAAGTTGATGAAATTATGGAAGGCCCGATTACTGATCCGGCTGTTGTGGCACGAATGCTACTTCCAGTTAACGGGACAATCACCGATCTCTTCAGTCTAGAAACTATCTTAACCGCAATTAAGCAAAATTACGGAATGGTTGACTGTGAACGAATTTGCAGAAGTGCGGCAGGCTACTTTAATGAGTGGAAAGATGGCAGAAACTTCTATTATCCCGAGGAAATTAGCAAATATTTTCACGTAGATGATAAATAAAATTATGAATAGGATTAACCTATCACAATTTAAGGAGTTATTAAAATGACACAAAAAGTAAATGGCGCCGCA